AAATACGTTATCACCAACAACATATCTTAGTTCTTTAGGATCTGATAAGTGAGCATATTCACCACCGAATTGGTTGTTATATCCAGTAAATACATAACCTCTTGCAAAGTCATACTTGTCACCATTTGATCCCAATTCATATTCTAGGTTTTTATTCCACTGGTATACAGTAGGTGTAAAGTCCGCTAATTGACCCACTGCTTCAAGTCTAACGGTGGTTAAACCTTGGGTATACCCAATTCCCTTATTGGTAATAGTTACACCTAATACACGACCCCTATCTTCTCCAATTGTGCCGATAGTTGCTTTAGCAATAGCACCAAATCCATCACCATTAATAATGACATTAGGAGCAGTTGTATAGGATTCACCAGAGTTAATAATAGCGATAGAAACTATTCTGCCATTAATAACGATTGGTTGTGCTAAGGCATTCTCACCAGAGTTAACTTTGATCTTTGGAAGTGAAGTATATCCACTACCGAAGTTTGTAACACTTACACTAGAAATAGGACCACGGACGTTTGCAGTCGCAGTAGCACCACTACCTCCACCACCTGTAATAGAAACTAGAGGTTGTGTAGTATAATTTTGTCCTGGTTGCTCAACTAGTATTCTTGTTACTCTACCACCAGTAATAACTGCCTGTGCAGTAGCACCACTACCATTACCACCTACAATTGATACTAGAGGAGATTCTGTATATCCAGTACCTTCGGTAACCATATCGAAGGATGTTAGACTACCATTAACAATAACCTCAGCAGTAGCACCTGTTCCACCACCACCTGAAATCTCTACATTAGGTTTAGCACCAGCATCATATCCCTCTCCAATGTTAGTTACACTTATAGATGTTAAAGGACCATACTGGATAAATTCTCTTGATTTGTAAGACCAGATAGAAACACCGTTAACCCAAGCACCAATTGGTGTTCCTGGATCTATTGTCTTTCTTTCGGATATAGTTTGTACTGTCCTAGGGAATCTTAATAGTTTCCTTTGGTTACCTGGAATAAGTGCAGATCCTGTAAATGGACCTATCTTGTAGTTTGGTAGTCCAGATGCTGCAACATAAACATATTGGTCATTAAAGAATGAGTTTTGAATGTTTGTAGTAAACTCACTAACAACACTGTTGATAGAAGTTACATCAGACTTACCTCTGTTAAGGTCAACTGATAATAAGACGTTTCCTTCAGGTATAATTTCAGTTGGTGTGTTAATCTGATATGAGAATTGGAATTGGTCAATTCTTGATGTTACAGTAAATGTGCCGTTGTATACAACAGGGTTAGCACCATATATCGTAACCTGATCAGATACTAGTAGACCATGTGGGTTACTGCAAAGTACAGTAGCAGTCTGGTTATTAACACCACCAGGAGTGATAGTAGTAACCTGAATCAGTTTCTTAACGTTATATAACCAAGACTGGAGTCTCAACTCCTCAGCAGTAGATCCAAGGTTTGCAACCTTCAGTTTATCTCCACCAAGGTAGTAACTACCAGTATTATCAAGTACTGTGGTACCTGCTTCAGCAATACCTAAAATCCTTAACTTACATTCCTGTGCAGTGTCTTTATTGACATATACGAAAATATCGGACTGAATTATAGTACCAGGATCCCAATCTTCGACGATTCCATTCTTAGACCTAGTACACTCGATGAACTGGTTTAGGGACTTCTCTTTATACTGGACTTGCTCTATATCATTGATTCTGATGGTACCATTCCTTTCAGGCCATCCAATTGTGCTGTCAACCGTGATTATTTGACCCGTAGTCGTAAGAGGCTCAACAAGACGAGTTTTGTAAGGAATAATGAAATTCCCAACCAATGTTTCTTCCGAGATAGCCAATTCATAGATTGTATCGGTACCTTCGATGATTGTGATGACATTTTCTATTAAAGCAGATGCATCTGCGACATTTCCGTCTACATCATCTGCATATTGGTTAATTTCGGAATCTATTAGATTTGCAGCATCACCTTCTATTAACTCAGCACGAAGAATTGTATCTACAACCCAAGTTGCATGAGATGGACTTATGATCTCATCTTTAGGGTAATAAAGGTCAACATCTTGACCAAATAAGATTTTAAAGAGATATTGTGTTGCTAACTTAGTACCTTTAGAGATATAGAAGTCAGTAATGTTTTTAATAACCTGAACTGGGTTAACCTTAGCAAAATCAATATCTAAGGTTGGAAGATACTGTCTTCTAAACTTATCAAAGACTTCTTTAATGAATAAAGAGTCAAGGTTGATTACAGCAGCACCTTCAAGGTGATTTGACTGTCTTAATGCTGCTTCTCCAGCATATATCTCATTATGGAGGTTATCGTACTCAACTGCTCCTGAAACGCCTCTGGAGCAGTCTAGGAAGGCACTGGAAGCATATCCTGCTCCATACTCTAGAATAGAGAATCCAGTAACTTGATCAAACCCAACATCTACAGATGCCCTTGCTGCTTTTGGTTCTGCGATGTATATTTTGGGTGGAAACTCTGTAGAGTAACCAGATCCAAAATTAGTAATATTAATGTCTGTTATTTCACCGTTAAAGATGGTTGCTTCTGCTAAAGCACCAATACCACCTATTGGTTCTCCATATCCATCTTTTCTATCATCTACGATATAAACAGATGGTGCATCAGTATAACCTTGACCACCAGTCAACATTTCAATATTTGTGACTGATCCAGATGCTACAGTAACATCTAGTACCTGAGCACCAATAGGATTGATAATTGAAACTCTAGGAGCAGTTATATACCCTCTACCACGATTAGTAATCTGTACTTCGTATACTTGACCATCCTGGTTGATTTTTGATATTGCTTGAGCATTGATTCCACCTATAGGAGCAGGATCAATGTAAACTACAGGTGCATTACTATAACCACTACCCATTGCATCAACGGTAATGGTTCCTATGTTAATTCTACCTTCTGAATCAATAGTAGGAGGTGAAATGATTGCTCCACCTGGATTCTTGAATGATATAGCAGGAATGAAGTCATATCCACTTCCACTATCAGTAATAGTCAAAGAATCGACCATTCCAGTCGTATCGTTAACTGTAAGACTTATTTTTGCTGGTGTGCCGTTAGGATTGCTTGGTGAAGCAACAATTGGGATTGGTGGATTGTATGATGAGTAACCTTGACCACCATCAATTAAATTGATGTCTTTAATACCACCAATTAGAGATCTTGCAGTAGCATTAGCACCAGAGTTACTTGTAATGGCAACTTTAGGTGCAAAATCAAGTCTATACTTAGATCCTCCAGTTTTAGGGATTAAACTGGTAATTGTGCCATCATCAGCAACCTTAGCAATTGCTGATGCTCCTGAACCGTAACTAGGAGGAGTATATTCAACAGAACGAATATGAATCTGATCAGCAGCTCCAATTTCATTTTTGAAGACCACTTTATCTTCAAAAACGGTAAAATCGGTATATGGTTCTTGTAAACGTCCATTTTTGTTAATTACAAGTCCAATTTCAGAAGTTGGAGTGTAAGATTGTGTATTAATCCTTAATGGGTAATATTTTGTGTTTTGCCACTCGGTATAAGGGATAGCATCACAAGTTTTTATTGTTTGATCCGAATATCCAACCAAATAAGTGACAGAAGTGTATTCTGAGTCATCAGACCCGATTTGGTCTCTTGGTGGTTCTGCAAAACGTAAATTAAGACCTTCTACGAAGTAATCTACGTTTGGCACCATCATTGTGTTGTAAGCAGTCACAAGCAAGTGCTCTGCCGAAGGAGGAGCGACTGGTGTGCCTAAAAATGATAGTGTAAAGGTATTTTGGACTCCATCAAAGAGTGTAAATGGGTTTTCTAGCTGTTGCTTCTTCTTATTAAACTGTGGATACGATAAACCTGGAGTAATGATAACATCAGGACCACGAGTAACCTTTTCATAGTAGATTACTTCATTATCAATCATTATGGAGCCATTCTGCTCCTGGAAACCATCTATACCCTCAATTTCAATCTTTTTATCGTACAGACCAATATCCTTGAGCAGTTTAGTTTCACTATCTAATTGCTCAGAGGTATAGCTATCAAGATCAAGATATCTCAGTAAATTATTGAGTATATCGTAGGGTCTACCTGTCTTTTCCTGAGACTTATAGTATTCAAACAAGAAATTGACTAATTGTCTATCTTCTTGACGAATGAACTCGGGTAACTGATTCTCGACTCTATCAGAGACGTTGATATTCTTTGTAATCGGCATCTATCTTAGAAACAGGATTCGCTGACTGGATATGTGAATGTATCCGTTGGATAATCAATGATATTTATGCCACTTGTGTCACCGTAATTATAACCATTAAAGTTATTAGGATCGAAGGTGGGGATTGCAACATCATTAATTGTATAGTCAATTGGATTGACTTGTGGGTTGAATATTGTTGGATCTACTCCAGGTGGTACTGCAATTGATCCACCAGCAGGTAAAACTTGGATAGGCAACCTTGTAGTGTCATCTGGAGTGCCTTGTATTGCTACAGGACCAACGCAGACTTGACCACTACCATAATTTACACTTCCTACTGAAGGATTGAGAGTTAATTCAGTCTCATCCCTTGTAGTCACTAGAATTAGGTTTCCACGACCATCATCTCTTATATTTACAGGAACCAAAACCTGATTATTAGCAGTTGTGCTAATTCCAGGAGTTGCAATCTGTGCTGAGGTTGATCCATCACTCAAAGTGAGGTTTACGAGGTCTTCAGTATAACCAGTGGCATAAAAGGTACCACTTTTAACGACAGAGAAAGAAGGTTTACACTTATTACCAGTACCATCGCCATCTGAAGGATCTGTGCCACCACTATCATCATCTGGATTCCCAGAATACTGATTTGGATCATAGAGTGGGTTGCCAAAGTCTAAACATTGGGTAAATACATTTCCAAAAGTGAATTGGTCAAGATTTTGACCTAAAGTCATCTGAGTAACGTTACCAGATATCGCATTATCAGCATTATCTACCATTGATCCAAATTTGGATCCATCAATACGTCCACCGAACCTATTTGTTTGTCCAGCTTTGTTAAATGCGTCAATTCCTTGCAAAATCTTAGTACCAAGTTGTGCACCAGTCAAACTAGTGTCATTTCCATTGTAATAAACGTAAGATTTGGGTAAAACGTAGAAAATAGTTGGGTCAATGATTACAGGATCAATTGAAGCAACTGAATACTTCAATAAGTCCTTCTTAATCTTCTGTTTTGTCGTTGCATTAAGTTTTGTACCTGTTTTTGGACGGATTGCAACGTAAACTTTACCATAAACAGGTGGATTTAACTTTTCACCACCAAAAGCAGTCACTGATGCTGCTTGAGGATAGATTTCAGAGACAATATGCTCAAAATCATTCTCTGTAACTGCTCTATTCTGAGTTGCATACGATCTAGGTGCTCTAAACTTGACTGAGAGTGATGTTTCACGGTCTTCACCATCTTGAGCAGCGTCTTTCGTGGTTAATGCAATGGAATTTGGATTAACAACACGTAAATCACTGTCTCTTACAGTCCCAATGAAGTTAAATCCCTTCGCACCATTAGCTTCAACCCCATCTGTGGACACATATGAGATTCTTATATACTCACCATCAATTAACTTACGTCCAATTGACCCATCTCCGAAAACAAGACGGTATCTCATATCATCAGTCTCTTCCAAGTAGTAAATTCTGGTAGTACTATCTGCATTTGTGACGTTTCCAGAAGGACTATAAGTATCTGTCTCTGAAGATTGCTCTGTTGGAGAGATATCTACAGTCAAAAGACCAGTATCTACATTTTCATCAGGGATAATGTAGTCTTGCTTCTTAGTATAGTCAACTGTATAGTTGTAAGTTAACAAATTACCTTGATATACAAGCACATTATCAAAAGTTGCCAATCCAGTACCACTATCTACAGGCACTTGGATGTCTTGAGTCAATGCAAAGGTATAAGAATCGAAATCATTGTCTGCAACAAAGACATCACCCTTACTTAAGGTGGCAAATTCAGG